GTAATTATTATTTATATTTAAAAGAGCTAGAAAAAAAAGGCAAAATAAAAGATTTAGAACTACAAAAAGAGTATATTCTTCAAGATAAATTTAAACTGAATAACAAAACACGCCGTCAGATAACATATCGTGCGGACTTTGCCTACTATGATGTTAAAGAAAAAAAACAACACGTAGTTGATGTTAAATCAAAGTTCACAGCAAAAGATAAAGTTTACAGGATAAAGAAAAAACTATTTGAATATAGGTATGGAATAGAGTTAGAGGAAGTGATTTAATGGAAATTTGGAAAGATATAGAAGGTTATGAAAACAAATATCAAGTTAGCAATTTAGGAAACGTAAAAAGTTTAGAAACTTGGGCAGGAGATAGATATATTAGAAGAGAAAAAATATTAAAAAATAACCTTTGCGGAAATGGATATTACTATGTTTGCTTGTCAAAAAATGGGAAAGTAAAAAAATATAAAGTTAATAGATTAGTGGCACAAGCATTTATTCCCAACATTGATAACAAACCTTTTACAAATCATATTGATGGAAACAAGTTAAATAACTGCGTTGATAATTTAGAATGGTGTACTCAAAGTGAAAATATGAAACACGCGTCAATGATGGGATTGAGAAAATATGTTTCATATAATAATAGATAGGAGGAACAAATGACTTTAGAAGATGCTAGCAAAGAAAAAGAAAGGCTAGAAAACGATTTAATATTTTATGAAAGCAGACTAGAACGACTAAAAAGCCTAGTAACACCACAAGCTACTAAGTATGATAAAGTTTTAGTTGATGGGGGAAAACATGTTGATAATATTCTAAAATATGTAGAAGTTGAGGATGAGCAACAATTAGAAAACACAATAGCGTATATAAAAACAAAAATAAAAGATATAAATAGATGGATAAATCAAGAAATAAAAAGACTCTCAAAATATGGAGACACAGTAAAGGCAGTAGTATATTTAAGAGAAAAAGAGTTTAAAACAGATTGGAAGGGCAGAAGAAGACATCTAACATGGGAAGAAATAGCTGAAAAAGTCTATTGCAGTGAGAGGTCAGCAAGAACATGGTATAAATTAGGAACTGAAAAAAGAAAAAAGAGTAATTAACTCTTTTTTTATTTTACTTTCCAAGCATATTCTACTCTACGTCTTCTACAATCAAACGAGTCATAGATTATTCCATACTTGCTGCAAGTTATATGACCATCCATAGTTATTAACAATACTTTATCAGGGTATTCTCCTGCTATCTCCCCTACCGTCTCATTATATGTAGGTACTCTTTTATATCTTTTATCTAAATAATCTCTTATAAATATACTATCATCCATCATAGTTCCTTGTTCTTGAGCTAATTCACTCATTTTGTCGTATGTATAATCCCAACTACTATTTTCTGCTAGACTTATTGCTCGGATACTGCAATCATTAACATACTTGCCTAATTTGTTGGCATTATAGTATCTATACATTACATTTCACTTATCTTTGCTATATGTTTTCTAAATATTTCTTGTTCTTCTGGAGAAGTTGCTTTTTCTTTAATTGATTTTAACCACTTCATAGCTTCGTGCATCATAAATTCAAGTTCTTTTAATCCATCTTCTTTTGCACCATAGTTTCCGTTGTTATATTCGTTTCTTGATTCTTCATAAGCATCATAAGCAGCTCTCATACCATCCATGTATTTTCCTGCACGATATCTTGAATCTACTCCTCTTCTACCATAATCACTATATTCATTATATTCTCCATAGGCTCCTCTTCCTGGACCTCTACCATTATAATTTTCATAATTATTCATACTTTCTACCTCCTTTAAGTCTTTATAAATATCTACAACTTTATAAAAATAATCTATATCAGTTGCATCTAAATTCATCGTTCCTACTTTTTCAATATATTCGCATAATTTTTTAATTGTTTCTTCCATCAGTATTCCTTTCTAGAAGTTTTTTTATTTCTTCATTTTGCTGAATTATTTTTTTTAAATACTTCTCATCTTGGGCTTGTAATTCTTGCATTAAATCACTATTGTTATAATCTCTAAATAGTATTTCTAAACTCAATGCTTGTAATACTAAACCTAAATTATCTACAACATTATTTTTCATTAAATTCTACTTATACTAAATGTTGCGTTAGTTATAATTGCTTGTGTAGTTGATATTGGTGTTGTAGGCGTAGTTGGTGTTGGCACACTTGGTACGCTTTGAACTGATATATTTGTAGTTCCTCTAGGACATACCCTTAATTTCTTATCAAATGAAATAGTTTCATAATCATCTGCTGCTGCAATTGTAACTGCTCTTACAGTGTCAGGAATTAAAACACCATCTTGAAATAAACCTATTGCTACAACGCCAGGAGTTGCTGTACTTACAGAAGCACTAAACTCTACATCATAATAACCTGTATAACCATTTCCAAATATTTTGAAGTTAGGATTCCCATTTGAATAATCTAACCATCCGCCATTTAAACAAGAAGCACATCTCGTTCTTATATCTGTTTCATCAAAAGTTATTGGGCTTGCATTACTTGGCAATGCTAATGGTTCATTTATAATTGTTTCTATCATTTTATCTTTCTCCTCTCATAATTTTGCACAATAGAATGTAATTTACTGTGCATTTTTATATATGTTTTTACAATATTTTCACTTTTATTGTGCATTTTTAAAACAAAAGAGAATAGAACTATGCCTATTCTCTAATTTCACGACTTTTCGTGATTTTAAATTAGCAAGTTCTCGTATTCGAGCAAGTAGTAGTCTACTGTATGCTATTAAATAAATTGACTTGTTGTATTGAAACCACATCCACATCCATTATTGTTTGGACAAGTGAATATTGGTGTTCTACCATAAACTGGTGTACTTGGTACTGGGCAGTTGCTTAATCTGTTGTATAAAGCATCAACTTCATTAGCGAATCCTTGTGCTATGAATGAATTTTGTGCTATTTGACTAGCTTGTAAATCTTTCATAAGGATTTCTCTTTGTAAGTCCCCAATTTTGTCGTCCTTAGCATCTAACTCTAATTGACATAATTTATCAAGAATAGCCTGAGTATTTGCTGTTGCATTTGTAATAATATCTCTTGTATTATTTGCATCGGCAAATCTTGTTTGGTTACCTTCATTTTGAACTATGTTTTGAGTTTGACAAGTTGCTAAACGATTTTCACAGCAGCATTGTGCTAATTGAGATTGTAAATCAAACATTTGGTTAGTACGATTCATTTCTCTATTATTTGCGCTTATTTCAGCTCCATAGAAGCCTCCATTAATTGCAGAAACTACATCGGCTGTTGATGAGCAAATTTGATTAGATAAACCATTAATAGCATCACGGTTTCCTTCTAATTGATTTGATAAGTGAAGTGTGTCAAATCCGTTATTAGTATTAGTCATTATTTCTTTTTGACCGTTAGATAACCATGCGTATCCATTATCAAATCCACCACCGAATCCATTACCATTTCCATTATTTCCCCAACCTAATAGGGCAAATAAAACAATAATCCAAATCCAATCTCCGTTGTTTCCAAAACAACCGTTTCCATATCCTCCCATCATTACTGGATATGGATAACCTTGATTAGTAGCTAATTCTACTGTTGGTTGTATTCCTCCGTTCATTTAGGTTCCTCCTTTCTTCAAAATCTATATCAAACATTTCTGTTGATACCCTACTTTTTTAATTGATTAATTAAGTCAGGAGAAAAGCCCATTTGTTCTACTTGCTTATAAAAAGCATCCATTTGTTCTGGGCTTCTTCCATTTGTTATTTGTTTAAAAAACTCTATAGGATTATTCTGATTTTTTCTTGCTTGTTCTACCATTTGAAACATTTGTGGATTTCTCGCTTTCAATTGGTTCATAAGCATATTCATCATTTGATTTTGCATTATTACTCATCCCTTTCTTTAATTCTTCTATTTGAGCCTGTAAAAACTCTATTTTAACGTCCTTTTCATCTTTTGCGATAATTTCCTTTAACTCGTACGTTTTTACGTTATTTGAGCCGTTTTTGACCCATAAAATGCTCATATCCTTACTAAAGAAAGGAGTATCTCCATAAACAGGTTCTTTTATAACCTCGTCTATTGAATTGGCATATCTCATTTCTTTACTTGGTGCTAACTGAAAGTTTTGAGTAATTGGTGCAGGTTGCTGCATTTGACTCTTTAGTTTTTCTAAGTCAGCTATTTGCTTATCTATTTTTTCAAGATTAAGCTGTGAATTGTAATTAAAATATGGATTGTTATACATAATTTCCTCCTATAAAAAAAGAGAAGGACTGGCAAATGCGTTTTAAACAAATGTCTTTTTGTCCTCCTCTGATATAAAAATATCAAATTACTAACATTTTAAATTATCATTTTTTATTCAATATATTTAACTTAGATATTTCTAATTTTTTATAGTTATTATATTTTTCTTTTAATTCTGCGATTATCCTTGATACACTACTTACACTTTGGCTTATTGTGTCTGCTATTTTTACTAAACTTTCGTTTTTAATATATAAATATAATACTTCTTTTTCAATATCATTTAAAACAACTTTATCTATAAAATCGTTATAAATTATTTTTATACATAATTCTTTTTTCATATTTTTCCCTCGTGTTGTTATATTTTATACCAAATTATTTTAATTTAAATACCAAATTTTTATCAATAAATTTTATTTATATTCTTTTTATATATTTTTTTATTTACTTTTTATATACTTTTTGACACAAAAAAAAGAAGTATACTATACCATATACTTCTTTGTCTTTTGATAAATATCCCTTCTTCTATTCCATATTGTACTTTCTGCATAATGATACTTCTTACCTATTTCCTTAGCACTATATCCATCTACTAAACTTTTAAATATTTTATGTTCATCTTTCTTTTTATTTAAAATATTAGAAGTAAGAATATATTTATACATTTCAGGTTCAAATTCGTACGTATAATTACTTATATTTTTTCTACACATAATGCTTTCCTTTCTTTTGGTTGCATATAATATCACAAAATAAAAAAAGAAGCAACTAGCTTTTAACTAATTGCTTCTATTTTAATTTTATTTGATTTCCACCAAATACTTCAGGATTATTATTAAGTTCTTTTAATTTATCTTCACTTATTCTAAACTTTTCAGCAACATCTTTTAATGTTTCTCCTACTCCTATAATGTAGTATTCAGGTAAATTAATTTCTTTTTTTTCTATAATTTCTTCATTGTCTGTTAATGCTTCGACTTCAATTTTTTTCTTTGCCATATTTTCCTCCTATTTATATACGCTCTAAAGCTTCTTTTTTATACCATCCTATTGGTTCTCCATTAGACACTAGGTATGGATATTTGGCACCATTTATAATTCTTGTAATAGTTCCTGTCATCCCAGAACGTGCTGTATTAGCAGAACCATCACTTGCACCATTTCCTTTTCCAATAGTTTTTACTCTATCTCCTACTTGAAAATCTGCATATACTATACTATTTACTATATCTTGTACTGCTTGATAGTCATATCCTGCTTCTGTTAGTCTTTGTTTTCTTTCTTCTCCATTACCCCATTTACCTTCGATTACTTCTTGAGCTATTTCTTCGTTGCTTTTCTTTGGCTCTGGAGTTGGTGCTGGTGTAGGTTCAGGACTTGGTTCTGGTTGTGGATTTCTAGGATAACCATTAAATCCTCCACCTATAATAACTCCTGGATAATCATAATAGCAGAAGTCTTGGTCTACACATTGTCCATCTATATAAGGGCTTCTTACATAGTTTGTTTCTCCACCAAATTGCCACATTTGATTAGCAAGATATGTACTAGGTTTAGAACCTGTCCAGTAAGCTAACCATTTATCGTAGCGTGCTACTCTATCTTGATTAATCCAATTATTAAACCAATCTAAATTAGCATATATTCCTACGTAATAACCTAATTGTTCCATTCTTTCACAGAATCCACATATACCATCAGTGATACGCTCTTTTCCAGCATTTCTTAGCCAATAACGTCCACCTGTGTCATCTTCTACGTCTATGTAGATAGGATAATCAAATTGTTTTCCTTTTAAACAATTATCATACATGTAGTTAGCTTCTGCTACTCCTTTATCATAAGTGTTAGCACAAGTAAACCAATATGCTCCTACTCCTATACCACGTGCTTTACATTGATTATAGAAGTTTTCAAATTGATTATCTTTAGCTTTGCTAACTCCATCTCCATATCCAGTATAACCTGCTCTTAATATAGCAAATTCTACTCCTTCATTTTTTAATACATCGAAATTTAATCCCTCGTTATGATGGGATAAATCTACTCCAAATTTTTGCATATTTTATTTTCCTCCTTAATTAAAAATATTTTCTAATGCTTTTACATTTAAAATTGTTGGTAAAATACCATCTACGTTTATATTAGTTTGCCCTTCGTATGATTGTGCATCATCAAATTCTTCTAGTTGAGTTTTTAACTCTGTATCAGTTATTTCAGTGTATGTTGGTGTTTTATATATATAATAAACTATCATATTATTACTTGCTAACCAATTGTTAACTTGTGCATTTGCCATTTGTGCCAATGCTTCTATATAAAAGTTAAATGATTTATAATTATAATTATTTGTTGTTGGTGCAATACCTTCAATTCTACTAAATGTATTTCCTCGTGTCACACCTACTAATCTATTACAATAAATCGGTGCAATAGCAGTTGTTTCGTCTGTTGTAAATATGTTTGTTCCTATATCAATATTGTATCTATAATAATTTTCTGTTCCAGTTGCTGCTTTATATAAATCTTGTGTTCCATCTAAAACAACCTTACCAATTTGTTTTTCTATATACCACTTGTTATACATTCCATAAGGTTCGTATGGTGTTGCAGTTGAGCCTAATTCAACTTGAATACTTGATAATATTTGTGTTTCATTTTCACTGCTATTGTATAAATAATAAACTAACAAATAATTAGCATTTGCATCAGTTGTTATTGTTATGCTAGATGCAGTATTACCACTAACTATTTGTAAAGTTGATACTCCTGTTGTTGGTGTTGTATTTGTTGTATAACCTACAAATCTTGCCCCGACGATTTCTCTTGAAATAGTGTATGTAGTATTTGGCTCACACGAAATATAAAACATTTTTGCCGAATTACTTTCAGTAATTACATTATTAATTACTGAAGCATTTATTATATTAGCATTATCTTTATCAAATAAGTTCTTCCCAGTCCCTTTTTTAATAAAGTCTTTATAGTCTCCTATTTTACATAGTTCTATATTTCCTAAATTAATTTCATAACTTTGTTCTTTATATACTTCATATTCACTAGCAGTTGAACCTTTTTCTAATTGAACTTTTACTGTTGTATCAGTTATGTTTACAAAGACAAATCTTACATACTTACAATTTTCTGGTGTAGTAAATGTATTAGGTTGTTCTGCTGTCGTTCCACTTGATAAGAACGTTTTACTACTATTGTAATATCTTATTCCTATATAACAATTTGAACTTGCTGATATTGTATAGGTTGTTTGTTGATTAACGCTTATATAATCAGCATTTCTCATATTATCAGTAGAAGTAGCATTATTACCACTACTATTTATTGTTCCTACTTCTAATGTATCATTAAATAAATTCTTCCCCCAAGTTGTTATACTTTGCTCGCCTGTAACTGTTTCTACTGCTACTGGACTACTTGGTGTTGGTGTTCCTTCTTGTGTTGTATCTCCTTGTAATTCACTTTTTATACTTGCTCCCATTGTATCTTCTAATGTTATATTAGAACCTGTTCCAGTAACTTTTGGAAACTTTTCATATATTCCATCTAAAGCATCTGAATAACTTCTAAATGTATCTGTATTTGTTAAATTACCTCCAATAGAATTAATTCCTTTTCTTATCTTTTCACGAGTTTCATCTAAATATGTTAATTTTTCTGCTATTGTTCCCATATTAGATTACCTCCCTTTGTATTGTATCTAATGCTGTTGCTATATCTCCTACTAATCCATCTACGTATGCTTTTGTTGTTAAATCTTTTCCAACAATTACATTTTCAAGCGTTCCCTTTGATATAAAGCAATATCCTTCTATTGTTCCATAAGTATCATAATTATATTGAGTACAATTAGCGTTCCCTGTTGAACCTACACTAAATCCATTTGCTGATTTAATTACTCCTCCTGTAGTAGAGTTAGCATAATCAGTATTACTTACTAAACCTTTACCAGCTATTACGTTATCTAATGTTCCTTTACTTATAAACATATAGTTTTGCATATTTGGATATTGTGAATATGTTTTTACTTGTGCGAATATATTGCCAGTGTTTCCTACGGATATTGCATAATTATCGGTAACTTTAATTACTCCACCATTGTCAGTAGTAGCATAATCATTATTTTTTACATACTCACTTAAATCTACATTAGCAATTCCACTTGATACTACACTTGCCCCATTTACTTGAACGTCTAATACATCTGAGTCTTCTCCATTTGTTACTTGAAAAGTTGTTGTTGTTCCATTTGTATATGTAATTGTATATGTATCTACTAATCCACTTGTTGATGTTTTTGTGATACTAGATATTCCATTACCAGTTGCTCCAGTATCTCCTTTATCTCCTTTTTCCCCTTGTGGACCTTGAGGACCTGAGTCTCCTGTTATTCCTCTTTCTCCTTGTGGACCTTGTATTCCTTGTGGACCTTGTGCTCCAGTGTCTCCCTTATCTCCTTTTACTCCTTGAGGTCCTTGAATACCTTGAGGTCCTTGAATACCTTGTAGTCCTCTTGTTCCTGCAGGTATTTCAATTTCTATTAAGTTTGCAGCTTCTATTGCCCTTGTTTCACTCCTTCCTTAATTACAAAATATAATGAACTTCT